TGCAGTGGACACAGAGTTGATGCGTGAGAACGCCCACTCTACAATGCGAATTCAAGCCCCCGAGCGGGATTCGCGCACCACGTCCCGCCAGCCCACCTAACGCAAAGCTGGCAATTCCACCCTTTTAGGAGCTACAAATGGCAAACACCAACAAGCCTTTTGGTCTGCGTCCTTCTGGTAACCTGTCTGCTACTGGCGCTCAGAAGCAGTACGGCTACCAGATCGCCGACAACCAAGCTGGGGCGATTTATCAAGGCGATCTCGTCACCGTTTCTGGTGGCTATGTTGTCAAGTACGACGCATCCACGAACATCGCCCCCACCGGCGTGTTCAACGGCGTGCAGTACGATGATCCCACCCGTGCAAACAAGCCCACCTGGAAAAACTACTACCCCGGTAGCATCAACATCACTCAAGGCATCATCGCCTGCGAAGTGCTGGATGACCCGAGCCAGTTGTTCCTGGTCCAGGCTGATGGCGCAATTACTCAGGCCAACATTGGTAAGAACGCTGATCCGACCGCGTCCACCACTGGCAGCACCACCACTGGTGTTTCCAACGGTTCGCTGTCCTCGGCTTCGATCAATACGACCCAGGGCTTGACCTTCAAAATCGTTGGCCTCTACGAGTCCCCGGACAATGCTCTGGGTGACTACGCAGTGGTCGTTGTAAAACTCAACCAACACCAGTACGGCAGCGTCGGTGTTCAGGCTGACTAAGGGAGTTCAATCATGGCAATTACCCGTTCCCAACTTGTCAAAGAACTGGAGCCAGGACTGAACGCTTTGTTCGGTCTGGAGTACAAGCGCTACGAGAATGAGCACGAGGAGATTTTCTCCATCGAGAGCTCTGATCGTGCGTTCGAAGAAGAGGTCATGCTGACCGGCTTCGGCTCTGCCCCGGTGAAGACCGAAGGTGCTGGCGTGGCATACGATACCGCTCTGGAATCGTTCACCGCTCGCTACACCCACGAGACCATCGCCATGGCGTTCGCGCTGACCGAAGAGGCCGTTGAGGACAACCTCTACGACCGTCTGTCGGCTCGCTACACCAAGGCCCTGGCTCGTTCGATGGCCAACACCAAGCAGGTCAAGGGTGCCTCCGTGCTGAACAACGCCTTCACCGGCGGTGCTTATGCTGGCGGCGACGGCGTGGCTCTGTGCTCTACCGCTCACCCGACCGCTCTGGGCCCTGACTTCTCCAACCGCCCTGCCGTCCCTGCTGACCTGAACGAGACCTCTCTCGAACAGGGCATCATCGACATCGCAGCGTTCACGGACGAACGTGGCCTGAAGGTCGCTCTGACCGCCCGCAAGATGATCGTTCCGAAGGAACTGCAGTTCACCGCTGAGCGACTGATGAAGTCCACTCTGCGCACCAACAGCGCCGACAACGACATCAACGCGATCAAGTCCATGGGCCTGATCCCCGAGGGTTACGCTGTCAACCACTTCCTGACCGACATCAACGCATGGTTCCTGATCACCGATGCGCCCAACGGCCTGAAGATGTTCCAGCGTTCGCCCATCCGCACCGCGTTCGAAGGCGACTTCGACACCGGCAACGTGCGCTACAAGGCCCGCGAGCGTTATTCGTTCGGCTGGTCTGACCCGCGCGGCATCTACGGTTCTCCTGGCGCCTAAAACCGCCAAAAACCGTGAAAGGGGGCCCTTGTGGCCCCCTTTTTTTTGGGTTATATTGTGCCAAGCCCGGGACTCCCGAGCGTAGTAGACCGACCCGGCGGACGACATGCAGACTACTACGCGACTCGCATGTGAGGAATCATCATGGCAAGCACCACTTTCAACGGCCCGGTTCGTTCCCAGAACGGCTTTCAATCCGTCACCATCAGCTCCACCACGGGCGCGGTCACTGTCAATGGCACCTTTGGTGCCAGCACCAGTGTGACGGATTTGACCACTACAAATCTGGTTTTCACTGACCAGAACCATCCCAGCACCGCTGCAATTAACGCTACGGCCGTCGCCACTGCCGCACAGGTTATCACCGGCTACATCACCTCCACTTCGGCTTCGCCCACCACCATCACCCTGCCCACCGGCACGTTGCTGGGCGCGGCTTTGGGTGCCACTCGTGGCACCGTGATGGACCTGTATGTGGACAACACTGCTGGCGCAAGCACCGTGACGATTGCTGTTGCTACCAACGGCATCTTGTCGTCGGCTGCTGCTGATACCCCCGGTAGCTTTGGTGATCTGACTATCGCTGCTGGTGCAACTGGCCTTGCTCGTTTCACCATCATGTTCTCCAGCGCAACGGCCTACGTGTTCACCCGCACGGCCTGATTAGGAGTCCGCCATGGGCTTTCAGTATGACGTAAGAGCGAAAACGATGACCGCTACCGGTGCAACCGGTATCGGTCTGCCTCGTGCTCGCATCAAGGCGGTGTACGCGCTGCTGACCGCTACCGCCGGTTCCGTGTCGTTTACGGACGGCGGGGCGGGGGGCACAGAACTCCTGAAGTTTGACACTCCTGTCAGCTCTGCTACCGGCTACCTGTATGTCCTCATCCCAAATGATGGTGTACGGTTTGAAGCAGACCCCTATCTCACCCTCACGAACGTGACCTCGGTCACGTTTATCTACGGTTAAGGAGTCCATCATGGGACGTGCAGCAAAAATGGCGATTCCTGAATACCAGGGCGAAGTGCAGCCCGGTGCGCAAAAGCAGGACATGAGCAAAGGCGGTCCGAAGCAGACCCCGCGCAAGGACTATCAGAAGCCCTCGTCTTCTGTGGCTCCGCGTGGTGTGGGCATGGCCCGCAACAAGCAGTGCAAGATGTACTGAGATGGCAACGTCTCCCGCTTGGCAGCGTAAAGAAGGCAAGAATCCCAAGGGCGGCTTAAACGCCCGGGGGCGTGCCTCTGCGAAGGCGCAGGGCATGAACCTCAAGCCTCCGGCCCCCAGCCCCAAGACCAAACAAGACAAAGGACGCAAGGCGTCCTTTTGCGCTCGAATGGAGGGGATGAAGAGCAAGCTGACCAGCTCGAAGACTGCCAAAAACCCGGACTCTCGGATTAACAAATCGCTTCGAGCGTGGAAGTGCTGAGATGGCGCAACATACTGATGTAGTGAAGAACACGCTGGACATCGTTTCGGTGTTTGCAGCGATTGGTTCGTTCCTGCAACTGCTGACCCCGGTCTTCGGCTTGATTGGTGCTGTGTGGACGCTCATGCGTATTGCAGAGATGATCACGGGCAAGCCGTTCTCTGAGATTGTTCGCCGCAAAAAGGTGGATGTCGATGCCGGCAACGAGTAAGAAGCAAAAGCGCTTGATGGATGCGGCGGCGCACAGCCCCGCGTTTGCCAAGAAAGTGGGTGTTCCCATGTCCGTCGCTAAGGACTACAGTGAGTCCAGCAAGGGCATGAAATTTAGGAAAGGTGGTGGTGACATGATGAAGAAATATGCTAAAGGCGGTCTGGCCATGCGCGGTGAGGGCATTGCCAAAAAGGGCTTTGCCATGGGCGGGGCTGTGACGGCACGCGGTGCTGACACCGCAGGCCCGCAAGGCGGCCCGACCCATCAGCCGGTCAAGAAGTCTGTGCAGGGCGACACCGTGCAGGTTCGCGGCGTGGGCGCAGCCCGTGCTCGTAAGGCCACGATCTACTGATCATCATGGCAACCTCCGGGACGTCCACCTTCAATCTAGAGTTCGATGACATCATCGTCGAGGCGTATGAGCGCTGCGGCGTTGAGGTGCGCGACGGCTATGACATGAAGACGGCACTGCGCTCGATCAACCTGATGTTTGCAGAGTGGGCCAACCGGGGCTTGAACCTGTGGACCATTGAGCAGCGTCAGGTGGCTCTTGTTGCGGGGCAAGCGGAGTACACGCTCCCGGATGACACGGTTGACGCTTTGTCGGCGGTGATCCGGACCAACTCCGGCTTGTCCACCCAGCAGGACATCACGATTGACCGCATCGGCTACGCCGAGTACTTGCACGTTCCCAACAAGAGCACGCAGTCTCGCCCGGCGCAGTACTTTGTGCAGCGAACGGTCCCGGCCAAGCTGTTCTTGTACCCGGCCCCGGATGCCACTCAGTCCTACATTTTCCGCTACTACGCCATCCGGCGCATCCAGGATGCGGGGACATTCACGAACACTGCGGACATCTCTTTCCGCTTTTTGCCGTGTTTGATTGCTGGCGTGGCGTACTACCTGTCGGTCAAGAAGGCCCCGGAGCGCATTCAGCTTCTCAAGGGGATGTACGACGAGGAGTTTGCTCGGGCAGCGGCGGAAGATCGGGAACGGTCGAGCTATTTTGCTGTTCCGATGTACCAGAGCAGGTGACGCATGGGCGCGGGGTACGCTTCAGGCAAGTTTGCGATTGCACTGTGCGATCAGTGCGGGCAGCGCTTTAAGCTCAACGCCCTCATCAAGGATTGGAGGGGGTTCAAGGTCTGCCGGGAGTGCTATGAGCCCAAGCACCCGCAGCTTGAGCCCAAGAGGACGATCACGGAGCCCCAGGCGCTGTATCAGCCGCGTCCTGAGTCTCGGATGGCTGTGACGGTCTTTGTGGGCAGCCCGGGGGACTCTTCGATTGGAAGTATCGGTATGATCCCTATGCCGTTGTCAAGACAGTTATGGGCCGGCGGAGTGCTTGACCCCGTCACGGTGGAGATCACATGAATTACACCCAGTTGACCGCTGCGATTTGCGACTACACGCAGAACTTTGATACGGACTTTGTTGCCAACATCCCGGTGTTCGTGCAGCAGGCTGAGCAGCGCATCTACAACTCGGTGCAGCTTGCCCATTTGCGCAAGAACGTGACGGGCAGTTTGACGGCCGGCAACAAATACCTCTCCGCTCCTTCAGACTTTTTGTCAACGTATTCGCTGGCGGTTATTGACGCGCTTGGGGATTACTACTACCTCAAGAATGTGGATGTCAACTACATTCGTCAGATTTACCCGTCTGCTTCGGCCACTGCCCAGCCCAAATACTACGCCCTTTTTGGTCCCACGGTATCGGGCGCGACCATTTCGGATGAGCTGTCGTTCATCGTCGGCCCCACCCCAAATGTGTCGTATGGCGTTGAACTGCACTATTATTACTACCCCGAGTCGATCACGGTTGCGCCGGATGGCCAGACTTGGCTGGGGGACAACTTTGACAGCGTGCTGCTGTACGGCTCATTGGTGGAGGCCTATACCTTCATGAAGGGCGAGCAGGACCTGCTGTCCGTTTACGACGCCAAGTACAAAGAAGCGATGGTGCTGCTGAAGAACCTGGGCGATGGCAAGCAGCGTGGTGACGCATACCTGGATGGTCAGGTCAAGCTTAAGGTGCAGTAATGATCAGCGCAGGACTTGTCACCAGTTTCAAAGGGCAGTTGCTGCTGGGCCAGCACGATCTGCTCAATGACGTCATCAAGATTGCACTGTACAGCTCGTCGGCCGTGCTGGGCCCGGAAACCACCGTCTACACCACCACCGGGGAAGTCAGCAGTGCGGGGTACACGGCGGGCGGGCAGGTGTTGCTCATCCCGGTTGTGAGCAGCGGCAATGGGTCGGGTTTTGCCAGTTTTGCCGATCCAATTTGGTACGCCACGACATTTACAGTTCGGGGCGCCCTCATCTACAATTTCACCAAGGGCAACAAGGCTATTGGCGTGCTGAATTTTGGTCTCGATCAGGTGACCCTGACCCAGGATTTCAAGATTCAGTTCCCCGCCGCCAACCCAGAAACCGCGCTCATTCGCATTACCTAAGGATCAATCATGTCAAACGAATTTTCCAACTTCGGCGACCACGCCCAGGTGACGATGCAGTCCAACGTCGCGGGTTCTGAGTCTGTCGGCTTCGAAGGCGTCTACCACGTCGTCTGCCGTGATGCCGATGGCAACATCAAGTGGCAAGACGAGTTCCCCAACTTGGTCAACGCCGTGGGCAAGCAGTTGATGCTGGACACACTGTTGTCTGGTTCCAGCTACACCACCGTCGGCCCGTTTCTTGGTCTGATCTCCGGTGCCAGCCCGACCTTCGCGGCTGCGGACACCATGACTTCGCACGGTGGCTGGACTGAGTTCACCAACTACACCGTTGGCGGTTCGGCTGTGCGTGGTACGGCATCGTTTAGCTCTGCGACTTCTTCGGGTACCACCCCGACCAACGTGACGACCAAGACCGCTTC